GCCGTCGATCCGGATCATCCGGTCGACCTTGGTGGCGTAGGCACGTTCGGGTAGGTTTATTACTCGTTCGTTGCCCTGATCATCGGTGTCGATCCAGACCCCGGTGGGCCAAGTCACCCAGTCAAAGACCGAGCCGGACTCGCGCTGCAGTTCGGTCAGCAACATGTGCAGGTCGGTATCGGCGTTCACGTCGCTGGTCACATCAGCTCCTCGGGCGGTTGGCCCCATTCGAAGACGGCTTGTTCATTATCCCACGTAGACGGGTCTTGCCCGTAGCCTTCCTCAACACCACGAACGTCCGCGCCCCAGTCCAACTCGTCGCCGTCCGGCACCCCGCCCCAGGGGATCGGCCGGACGCCGCCCCGACTGGGCGGTTCGTCGAAGTCTGCGTGTGCCATCAGGCTGTGCCCAACCGCGTCGGCCAGGTCGGTGGAATGGCCCAGCCTCTTGACGACGTCATCTTTGGACTCCACCGTGATCTTGTTGCCCGGACTGATCCACCAATGTGGTGCGGTCAGTTCGCCCAGCAACCCCGGATCCAGCGGGAACGCGAGAGTGGGTGAGAACGCCGGATCCAAGGATTGCCTCATAGTCCACCACATCAGAGCGCGCAGCGAGGCGAATCCGAGTTCGCCGGACCGATCCATCCGCTTGGTTGCTCGGCCAGCCGAGAAGCCGATCACTCCAATGTTCAACTGGCGCAGCCGGTCCACCACGCCGGCACCGACCCCGACCACGTCGACCACCGCCAGCTCGTTGTGGGTCTGGCGGTTGGCTACGATATGGTCCACGACCCGCATGGTGTCCGAGGTGTTCAGGGTGACCAGCGAATCCACCACGGCGCCGATCCGGTTGGCCAACACGGTCCGGGCCGCGCCACCGCGAGCAATATCGGCGCCGGTTATCCGCATCCCGTGTCGGGCCGGACGACCCGCTTCGTCCCAATCGGTCCACCGTTCCATTGCGGCCTCCACCCAGCTAAGTGGAATTACTGCGTCCTCGTCGGAGGAATAGAAGTCGCCCAGAACTCGGTTGTGGTACAGCGCCGACCCGAATCCCCACTGCAGCTTCCTGGCCTCGGCCCAGTCTCGCGACACCCGTCCGGCGTCGATGCATTCGGCCAGGGTCACATGTCGGACCCACCAGTCTCGATACCCCGGCTTTTGTTGATGGATCTCGTAGAATCGGCCGGACGGCTCCCCAGGAGTGGATACAGCCAGTGCGAACGCCTCGGGCAGACCAGACCCGTGGGGATCGGCGCCCGAGAACGCACCTTCGGCCGCGTCGAAGGTGGCAGGGATGATCGCCTTGGATTCGTCGAACACGTACAGCAGCGAGTCGGCATGTGCACCCTCGATCTTGCGCGGGTCACTGGCCGCGGCGGCAAATGCCTCGCCGGACCGTAGTTTGAACAACAGACGTAACAGCTCGTGTTGAGTGGAGATCGCGGGTCTTCCTATTTTTTCTGGGATCAGCCGTCCGGCCCACTTGTGGATCTCGGGCCACAGATAGCGCTCTAGTTGACGCCAGGCGCCCGCGGTGGTGACGACCTTCCAATCCACGCCGGCCGCGTCCCGGGTCAGGGCGAACCACAATACGATGATTGCCATCAGGGCGGTCTTGCCCAGTCCGTGCGGACCGCGGACCGAGATCTTACGTTTACCGACCAGAGCGGTCAGGATCTCGAATTGGTAAGAGGTCAGTTCTTCGTCGTGTTCCCAGGTGAAGCACTCCAGTGCGAACCGGGCTGGCTCATAATAATAAACTGCCGCTCCTTGTCGTTCGAATTGCCTCGCGGCTATCTCGAACGGATCCGGAGCGGCAGTTTTAATCACCACTTTATTTTACCGGAAAGTTAAGAACTACCCTGTGTTACGCAGTCGGACCGCCTCGTTCAGAATGTCCTCCCGGATCTGGCGCAGGGTCGGCAGCTCGTCCCGCCACACCTGCGAGACCCGCGCGATATTCTGTCCGAACAGGTTGGGGTAGATGTCCCCGGCCTGCAGGAAGAACGGGTGCGCCTGGTCCAGGAAGTCCACCGCGGTCAGGATGTACTGGGGTAACAGGAATGATGCCGCTGCGGTCAGGGCGTCGGCCGCTTCATCGGCGTACCTGGCCATCAGTAGTTGCCCCAGCAGACGCTGTGCCTCGTGGGTCATTTCATCCCGGATGCTCTGTAACCGGCCGACCTGCTCACGCAGTACGTCCTCCGTCGCGCCGATCTGACTGGTGAACAGGTTGACGAACCTATCCCCCGCGTCATTGAGGTTGGCCCTGGCCCCATCGAACGAATGGATAACGTCCATCAACTGTTCGATCTTCAACAGATCCGTCGCGTTCATCAACGACGCGGCGGCACCCTCTGCGAATCCCATCATTCTCCTTCGTTGCAAAAAATTTTCTACTAGACTCGAGGCGGGGTGGCTCTGCGCTGACCCAATGACCATCGGATAGTCTGGCGCTGTTGAATAGCCGTTTGCACGAGCAACTGGCCGGGGATCTCCTGCTTAGGCCGGAGGGCGTCGAAACTATACGACCCGTCGGCCAGCCGCCAGATCACCAGTGACAGGCCCGGATAAATCGGGTGGACTGCGATCTGGGTGACGAACGCGCCCCACGGGTTAGGGCCAACGCCGAGTAGAACCGGGACCACCACGTCACCGGGCTACAGTTGGTCCACCCGCAGATATAAAGGAGTCACTTGAACCAGCTCCGGATCGTGGCCCGGATCACGCCTGAACCGCGCCGATAGCCGCGCCAATAACAGAAGGCGCCGAAGGCCAGAGACACCCAGATCCACCCCGTGCTGCTCACTTCGCCACCTCGGTAATGATTCGAATAGTGTAATCAACCAGCTCGTCTGAGTCGATCAGGGCGTACGCCTTGCCTTCGATAATCACGAACCGCTCGGACGGCAACCCTTCTCCCAGTTTTGCAGAGAAGCTCGAGGCCAGATCCGCAATCTCGATTTCGGTCATTTCAGCTCCTCTTTCTCGGCGGCCAGCCGGTCAAGCGCGACGCCCAATGGGAGTAGGAGCGCAGTACCGGACGCCGGCCATTCCCCTTCCATGAACGGCTCCCATCGCCCCCCGTTGTATTCGGGGACGAACCGCTCCCACCGATTCGCGACCGCGCTGTGGCGCAGGATGGCTTGGTGCCCATACCGGTCGGCCAACAACAGCCAGATCTTGGCCATTACTCCACCTCTTCGGGAGACACGATTACGAAGTCGTCGGCCGCAGCCAGTGCCCAGGACAATCCGGCACCGATAGCGAATCCGGCCACCACCAGGCCAGCCACGATCAGCAAATAGTTTTTCATCTCATCCTCTCCGGAATCTGCGGGCGCGTACCACACCGACCAGGACCGCTATTAGCCAGACCAGCAGGACTGCGGCCCAGAAGGTGACCTCGATCGTCCACAGGCCGAACACCCAATACCAGACGTTGTGAAACCGTGCTCGGTAGTAGGTGTTCGGCCTGTAGATCACTCGGGTGGTGCGCATGCCACTATCTTACCACATAGGTAAGGTCTAAGAATAGTGGGCGTTGCTGAAACTGGTGCCGACGTTGACGTTACGAGGCAAAACCTCACCCTTACGATTCACGGGCATGGCCACCAACATCATGTCGTCCGGTATCTGGCCCGGCAACAACCCCAACGCGTCCAACAGCCCCATCAGGTATTCCGCACGAAACTCCAGATCGGCGTCAGGAGTAATTCGGATGACGAAGTTGGCGCAGACCGCTCGTGCCTGACCAATTCGAACGTCCTGCTCGGGGTGATCCAGCCGCAGTTCAGACACGAGTGTTCTCCCAACGGACAGCCGGGTTGGCGGGAGGGCTGTCGACCCGGACGGCGATGGCGCGCAGCACGGCCGGCACCAGCTCCGGCACTAACTGTTTCTGTTCGGATGATAGATGCAGGCCATCCAAGATTTGATTGACCGCCCGGGCCAGAAGCTCACCCTGCTGCTCGGCCAGAACCACCTGACGCTGAGCCACCCCCGCGTCCAGCGCCAGCTTGGCGGTATGGGCCAGGTGCCGGCGCTCGTACTGGTAGACCAACAGCCAGGTGGAGTGCGCCGCCGGCATCTCATCGTCGGTGTTCATGGTCCACAGGCTGATCCGCTCCTGCAGCCAGGCGACATGTCCGGCCGTGCGCCGGACCTCGCCCAGAAGCGCCTCGATCGGATCGGTGTCCAGCTCGGTGCCGGCGAACGAACCGGACTCGTGCATGTGTCGGACCGCAGCCTTGTTACCGGTCTCGGTGTTGCCGCCGTGGTGGATGCAACGACCAAAACCGGCGTGGCTGGTCCGATAGCCGGCCGGCATCCGGCACAGATTGCCGGATCCGTCGGTCTTCATCCCGTTGCAGCGTTGGTCCGGCGGTACGGGGGGCTTACCTTGCAAGTTGGTGACACGGGGGGCGCGGGGCTTGGGGCGCGGTTGCCGCTCCATTCTCGCTACTCGCCCGAGGAGCCGAAGCCGGACGACCCGCGGTCAGACGGGTCCAGCCGGTCCACCCGAGTCTGGACCATGTCGGCCGCGGCCAAAGGCATCGGGATCAATTGGGCCAGTCGCATTCCGGCCTTGGCGGTGAACGTATCGAACCCCATGTTCTGTACCCCGACGAACAAGGGGCCACGGTAGCCGTTGTCGATTACGGCTGACACCACCAACAGCCGGTGCTTGCGCAGGGTGGAGGAGCGTCCGACGATGAACCCCCAATAGCCGGGGGGCAACTGCACCGAGAGTCCACAGGGAACGTCGATGAACGCGCCCGGCTCTACCCAGGTCTCCTCGGAAGTGTACAGGTCGAAGCCGGCGTCGCCGCGATAGGAACGGGTCATCATCGAGCAGTCGTCGCTATCCAGCACCACTTTGAGCGGGTGGATGGGTGAGCGGGTGGCGACCAGGTCCAGTGCCGCGGCCTGCCGATTCAACCACTGCACCGCATGCAACATCTGCTCGTTGTGCGACAGACGCCAGTTGGACTGCTCCCCCGGTACCGCCATGATGTGTGCCCCGCGCAACCCGGCCAGACTCCAGGAGCGGGACACGGTGCTCAGAGTGGTGATCACCAGGATGGGCAAGCCCTGTTGCTGGGCCATCTGCAGTTCCAGACCAACCCCGATGGAGGGGCGTTCGGGGAACAGTACGATCATGCCACGGCACTGGCCCAGAGCCAGATTGTTGATCTGCGCGACGCTGGCGTTGGGACGAGCGCCCGGTGGGACCAAGAACGCCTCGGACGGGTTGTAGGCCACCAGATCGCACTGACCCATGGCGCTGGTCATCTGGTCGGCGATCCACTCGGCGTAGCCCCGGTCTCCATCCAGGTCGATCGGCCGGGCCAGGTAGCACATCTGGGTCATGATGCGTTCTCCGTCTCCAGGATACGGACCAGCTCGCGGGCCCGCTGGGGGGTATAGATCTCACGGGTGATCTCCCACGCCGGCCCAGAACTGAACCGGACCCGGACGGTGAACCCGGCATAGCCCCATTCGTAGTAGAACCCGGACTTGGTCTGGCCGCGGTCCGGGCGCACCCATTTGTAGCCGGCGACCTGACCCACGTCGTAGGCGTATCGGATCAACACGGCCGGGTCGAACCGCTCGGGCGGGACGATGCCTTTGCGGGCCAGCCGACTGGTCAGGTCGTCGGCCATACGGATGATGGAAACGGGCGCCCTATTTGCCACGAGGACCTCCTTGGATCTGGATCGCCAGAGCCATCAGCATACGGCACGCGGCGTGGGCCAGGTGGTCGTCGCTGATGTCGTCGGCCAGATGGGCGTAGATATGGGTCAGGGCGTGGTTCAGATGGTCGATTGTGGGGATACCGCGCCAGTTGTCCACGCCGTATTTGGCGTCCCCAGCCGCCGCGGTTTGGGCCACCCGAAACAGTGCGTGTGGGTCCAGCGAGGTGAACGCATAGGGCGCGGTGGACTGGCTGGCCCCGTTCTCGTTGGTCTCGGTCGGCGCGTCCGGCCCGACACCCTCGACCGACTGCATCCACGACTGTCCGTGTCCGCTCCGACAGATCTTCTCGGCGTAGTTGATCTCGGCGCCGCAGGTGCACCGTACTCGAGCGTTTCTTACCTTTCCGGGTTCGTCCCCTTCGACAACGGGTCGACGGCGCAGCGTTTGTGCGGCCAGTCGCTCGTCTACTTGACGCTGAAATTCGACACCTTCCTCGTAATTCATTCCCCACCTCGATGGATCGCCGAGTCGACTGGAATTGCGTTGACGTGTGGCGCACCGAGGAAAATCATAGTCGCCGGACCGGTACCAATCGCGCGAACCCGCGCACCCAGCCCTTCCACTCGGTCTATCCACCTCTGTAGCTTCATGTAGTCGTGCTCGGTCAGGGCGGATAGGTCCTCGACTGTAGTCATCCCGCGCACAGCCGGCACCACCTGGTCAGCCATGGTCAGCGCGACCACGACGTTGGACGACGGACCGCCGTTGGCCCAGATCGCCTCCGCCACCAGACTGGGGTCCCAGTGCCCGACCCGCCGGACCTTGTTGGTGACCGTGGTGTGTTCCGGCTCCAGCCCCAGTTCAGCCCAGGTGGTTTCGCCGGCCAATGGGCCTGAATTGCCGGCCACTCGGATCGGATAGGGCCGGACCACGACCCAGACCAACGGTTCCAGTCCGGCCAGCGTCCAGGGCGACAGGCCGACGTCGGCCAGCGCGTCGATGGCGGTGCAGTCCGCGCTGGTGGTCTTGGGGTAAAACTTGGTGTGTAATCCCAGACCGTACCCTTGTGCCGCCTCGATCAGCACCGACTGGCCGTTCCCCAGATGGTTACGCGCGATGTTGGCGACCGACATCTGAGAGAACCATGGGTCGGCACGGTTACCGTAATACCGCTGGACCGTGTCGGCCTGGCGCATGACGCGATCTGCCCGTGCGGCGCCGATCCCCTTCTGAGTGGACCAGCCCGACAAGTTTTGGTCCAGCGCCTCGGCTCGTTTGTGTCGATCGCTGATGACTGTGGCCGCGGGATCGATAATCAGCCGCTCACAATACGCGTAGTCCAGTTCCTGCTCGGCCATCTCCCGTTCCAACACTGTCGGGTCGATCAGCGATCCGGCCGAAATGGCAATGGTCGCGCCGGGGTTGGACACCACAGCGGTGGGCAGTTGGCGCAGCTTGTGGGTACGTCCGTCTGGCCCGACCACGGTGTGACCGGCGTTGGGCCCGCCGGTCCGGATCACCAGCGGCGAGTCCAGTCGGGCCGCGAGCTGGGCGGCGACGTGACCTTTGGCCTCGGATCCGAATTGACCCCCGACCACTATCTGTAGCTGAGGTCGATTCATGCGATTCCTTCCGATAGGGCGGCTTCCTTACGGGACTCGGCTCGCTGCAGATTGGCGGCCACGTGATCCTCGTTGAACACCAGGTCGGACACCAGACGCCGAGTCCGCTCCAGGATCGTACAGGTCAGGTGACACAGGTCCGGCAGCATGACGCGTTCCACGCTGGAATGAGCCAGATCCCGGTCCCACCACTGGACCACGCCCAGTTGCAGCGTTTCGGCCTGTACCCGAGCCATCCGAGCCAACCCGCAGATATTTTCCGACAGGATCGGGTTATGCTGTTTGTGCGCCATGGCCGACGACCCGACCTGGCCCGGTCCGGTGGCTTCATGGTACTCGTCGACGCCGGATTGGGACCACAGGCGCACGCGGGTGGCAATCGCCTCGCAGATCGTCGCCAACCCCGCCAGCACTCCGACCCAGTGTGCCAGCCCGTCCCGTGGCACGATCTGGGTACTGTCGCAGGGGAACAGTCCTAACCCACGCAAGACCGTGCTCTCAACGTCCAACGTCTCGGGGTCCGGGCGCCCGACCGGGCCGGACAGTTTGGCTAGCAGAATCCCGTCCCGAGACGTTCCCAGCCGCTGCAATTGGCGATAAAGCATGCCGCCGAATGCTTCCCAGGGGTGCCATGCCGGGTAGGGCTCGGCATATTGGCCGTGGGTCCGGCCGATCTGCGAGACCGAGACGGCGCCCTTGCCCTCGACTTCGGACACCAATTCCCCGGCCAGGTGCAGAACGGTGTCGTGCGCCTGGATCAACGCCAGGGCCTGACCAGTGTCGATCACATCGGAACTGGTCAGGCCGGCGTGTAGCTCAGGCGGGCAATCAAACTTGGCGTCGGAGATATTGCTACGCCACGCCTGTAGGAATGCCACGAACTCGTGATTGGTGGCCATCTCGTGGCGTCGGACTTGGTAAGGGGTCGGCCGCACTGACATCATCCGTCCCCGAATTGATCCACTGATACCGCGGGCCGCCATCGCCGCGATCTCGATGGTTGCCCACCGATTGATCACACTGGTCGGGTGCCACAACTGCTCAATCACCGGGTACTGGTAGCGATTGATCACTTGAACTGACCTTCTTCGAATTCGCCCTCAGTCTGGCCGCTCAGCTCTTCCGCACCACCCTGTCCGGTAACCATATTTACCCAGTTGTTGATGACGGCGAGCCGCCCCATCTCTTCTGGCGGTATTTTGGTGCCAGAAGGAATGTTGAACGCTGACTGCAGAACGTCTAGCACCTCCTGTGGCGGTTTCTTCGAATTGCGCCAGGTCGGTTCGGTTGCCATGGGATCGGCCATTGCCGGGAACGTGGTCGCCGATCGGACGACTGACCACCCCTTCCCCCAGCCGCGGCGGGTGCCATTGGGCGGTACCCCCCAGCGGGACATGTCCAATTCCGCTGTCTCGTGGTCGGGGTACTCGTATTCCAAGACACGAATCACACGGACGGGCATCAATGCCTCCTAAGGGCAGTTCCGAGAACCCAATCGACGCGCTGTTGCGCACGCGTTGCGGTCTCGGTGCGGTTTTCGATCAGCGCGTCGGCGCCAGCGATCCCGGTGGCCAAACGCACCTGACGGATTATATCGTCGGCACAGGCGCAATTGATACCGTGACCGGGATTCTCCTGCTGGTGGGTTTCGGCCCACCGGACGATGTCATCGAACAGGAGCTTGCCGGGCCGGACCTCGCGGGCCCGAATCGCTGCTCCCTCAGGAAAGGGCCACGGCCAGTTTGCCTCGTTGGCCAACGTTCGAGCCATCTCGGCGTTAATTTCGTCCGGCAACGAAATGATCAGTTCATATCGTTTAGTCATCGCTGGCCCTGCCCGGTTCGATCTCGTACACGGTCACCGAGGTCACGTCATCGCCGAATTCGTCGCGAATCTCGTCGGCCACACTGGTCGCACCAGCAATGTTCAGACCATCGTCCAGAATCACGGTCAATCGATACGCCATCTCTCATCCTCCCTTTACCAGATAGGTAATCCTATCACGCCGCCTTGGACCAGGGCGAGACATCTACGTCGCCGGGAACTCCCGGGAACCACTGGATCCAAAGGTCCCGCGCGATCTGGGCGCATTGCTGTACTAGCGCCTCGCCTTCGGGGGTGTCCGGCACCATGACGACCAGAGCATCATGGATGTTCAGCAGCAGGCCGGCCAGGTCGGTGTCCACCCCGGCGTCCATCAGCAGTCGATCCACCCCGACCATCCACGCCCGACCGAAATAGCCCAGGTTGCCCTGAACCTTGGAGTTGAATGCTTTATGTTCCTCGTGGTAGGCGCGCTCGGCCGCGCTGTAGTAGCGCCGAATCCCGTCGCGAATCGGGGTCCAGCCGTGTCGCTCAGCGTGTCGCATGTGCGTGCCGATCGCCCGCTTGAATTCGGGATAAAGGTCGTTCCAATCCTGGACCAGCTTGCGGGTACGAGACTGCCCTAGATCCACTCCGACTTGGGTCTTCAGATCCTGACGGAACTTATCCGGACCGATCCCGAAGATCAACGAGAAGTTGCCGCGCTTGCCGACTCCGCGCATCTTGTACCATTCGGGGTGGTCCGGACCGGTTGCCAAATTTAGCTCGATTGCGGTCTCACCGTGCGGATCCCGACCCTGCCGAATCAACCCGAGCATACGCTCGCAGCCGGCGTACAGACTGGCCACTCGAAGTTCCGCCTGAGCCAGATCCATGTGCCATAGTCGATAACCAGGGATCCCGTGGATCAATGCCCGTGGACTGGGTGCCGACGCCAGCACGGTATTGCCGGATGCCAGGATTCGGTGATCGTGCGGGATCGCCTGCAGATTTGTCCGCTCACAACTCAGGCGGCCAGGCCGGGTTCCAGTTTGCCGGAAGCGGGTACGGAGTCTCCCATCGGGGCCGATAGCTTCGGCATACCCGCGATAATATCTGCTGTTCGCATCGGTCAACAGGGAGGTCTCGCGGTACAGTTGCGCCGCCGGAATTTCTTTCTCCGCCAGCTCCCGCATCACTTCCGCATCCACCGATGCCACTGGTGGGCTGGTTGGGCCGCCCTTGGTCATCTTGACCGGGCGCAGTTCCAGGCACGTTGCCCCCTTCGGAGTCTGGCCGGCACCGAAAAAGAACTGCCGCACTGTGTTGGGCTTGTCCTCGAATGGCAGATCGCCGGCCAATCGGTCGATCTCGACCTGCAGCTTCTGCGCCCACTGCAGACTTTCGTCGGCACGGTAGGGCACGCCTCGGCGTTCCATCCGGACCAGCGTGCGCAGCACATCCATCTCGTGTGTCATCCGGGCGAATTTGGCTTCGCCGTCATGAAATCGCTCCCATTGGTTGCGGGCCAGCCACAGAGTCTGGACAGCGTCCCAGGTGGCATAAGGACCCATCACGTCCCAGGAAGCCAGGTCATATCGCGGATTGGATTTGCCGCCGGTCGCCCCGTAGCCGCGGGACTTTAGGTGTTTGATCAGCGTGTCGCGTTCTTCGTCTTCGATCCCGCGCAACCGCTTGATGGTCGGCTTCAATCCAATCTCGTGTTCCGGGTCTAGGATTCGCTGTCCGATCATGGTGTCCCAGACCACCAACCCGGACAGGTCCACGCCCGGCTGGTGCCGTGGTGGGCAAGTGCCAGCCTCAGTGACTAGAACATCGAACAACACATTAGCCCCGATAAGCCCTGGCCGCCCGGCCAACCACTCGATTAGCGCTACCCACTCTTCGGGCGGTAGGTTGACATCCGGACCGCACTGATCGCCCAAGCGCTTCTTACGGAATATTCGCTCGGCCTCCGGCTTACCATGGAGATCCTGAGAGAAGGGCCAGGCGTGTGCGCACGGCACGGCCGTATCCGGGTCCGTCCAGGCCACCGAGACCACCGAGACACGTGCCCCCGCGTCTGGGTACCGGCCGGAGGTTTCCGTATCGAATACGACCGGCTGGTCAATCTCGGGTAGCTGGCTCGGGAGCATCGTTCGCCCCCAGACTAGCTCGGCACCAGTCCTTGCAGGTTGGACAGCGGTGTGGTAGATGGATATGGGCCGGCACCGTCTCGAACAGTCGATGGTACAGATTCAAACAGGTCTTTTTACCGCAGGTAGTCGGAACCGCCTGTAAAGACCCGGCCGGCAGCAGATCCGCCCGGTCGGCCAACAGGTCCCACAACCACTTCAGAGCCGGCCTACTCCGATAGGACGGCGTAGGCCCTCCCCCGATAGTCGGGCCACACCAGGACCAACAGCCGGTCCGTTCGTCCACTATCACGTACTTGCGGAACGACTCCGGTATCCGGGGGTCAGAAAGCTCAATTGCGTCCATATATCCATCCTACCATATCTCATAGGCTGTATAGCCAGTCTCGCATATATCCTCTACCCACAACCCACATCTATACATATCTCAGTGGCTCCTACCCTACGAAATATATATAGATGTGGATCTAGGGG